GGTAATGATTTATCTCTACCTTCTAAAATTTCATTAATAGTTACATCTCTAACCATTTCGTTATAAGGATTCATATACGGGTCCAAAGAAGTATTTGCTAAAGTTTGAGGGTTTATTAAGCCAGGCTGACTAATTCTCTCAATATCAAAACCTCTTTCTAAAACTTCTCTTGCTGAAATGTCATTTGGGTCTGCAACTCTTTCGCCTGTTACATCTCTTGAAGATACCATTGTTCTAGCTATTTCACTTGGTAAATCAATAGTACCAGCGGCAACATCTCTTGAAGATACATCTCTTGAAGATACTTGGTCAGGTGTGTAATTAGCAACATTCGACATTCTACCATATAAGTCGTTCATTCTATCTGTTTCTGCAAACTGATTACCGCCTAAAAATTTTAATGCGTCTCTTTCACCCATTGTTGTATAAGCATCTACTTCAGCAAATCTTGGGTCTTGATACGCTTCGTAATCTTTTAATCTGTCTTCCATAATAGGTCGACCATACATATCTCTACGACCTGTATCGACTGATTCCATTACAGCACCTTTACCAATGTTAAAGGTTTCTTGCATCATTGCTTTAATGGCTGGGTCTAGTTCTGAACTATTACTACCTTTTGATTTAGCCATTTCTATAACTCCTTATCTAATGTAAAGAAAGTTGGTTTATAACCAACATCTTTAAACTCTCTTTGCCAACCTTTTCTTCCTGTTAAAGTTGTGTATTTGCAACCTACTTCTCTTGCTTTGTTTTCTAACATAGGCATTATTTCTTTTATTTCTTCTGTATGACCACCAGCTAAAACACCGTGTAAATTATAATACTGTGGAAATACATGAACTTCAGTAATAATGAAGGAGTTTCCTAAAGAATGAAAAAACATTTCACCTTTGGCTATACTTTGTCTTACATCATCAATAGTATGACTGTTCTTTCCATAATCTAACGCTTTCTGTATGCTTTCGCAACATTTTTCAAAATTTTCTATTGTCATATTGTACTCGCTGTTATATTGCCTAAATTATCTACTGTTATATTATATCGTGTTCCGTTAGGAGATTTCAGGATTAATCGCCCATCGTTAATGTTTATATCTGTATCTTTCTTAAAGTTTTTTTTATCTTCTTGCTCTAAGGTATTATTTGTCTGTTGAGCAACACTAGAACTATATTCTTGCATTGGTAAAGGTAATCTCATTATCCTCTACCTCCACCAGCTCTTACGAATATCTGCATATTGCCAACTCTCCAATCAGAATTTCTTGCAGTTTCAACTCTAAATTTAACTTCTCTAGCAGTAAATCTTACATCTGTAGGATTGGCTAAAGCAAAAGAACCACTACTTGGGTGAGTTGTTTCTGTGCCTGTAGGGTAGTTTCTAACTTTAAATTTAGCAGAAACATCACCTAATGTTTTTTCGTCTGGTATTATTTGTAACACATTCATTAACTTACCGCTTGGTTGGTCAAGTTGATAAGGTCCTGATTCAGCAAAAACACTCGTTGATTCGCCTGAATATGAATATCCAGTTTCGTGTTCATAAAGTTTATAGTCAGAACCAATCATAATAGGATTTAAAAATATACCTTCATCTTCTGCACAAGTTCTAGCTAAATTACCTATTGTCCAATGATTTTCTTTATAGTTCCAGGCAACATATCTATTGTTTTCTGTGCTATCAGAACTAGGATAAAACCACCATATTTCAGAAAATTGAGAATTGTTAAAAGCATATACTTTACTTTTTTGACTAACATTCATATCACTAAAGACATAATCGCTAACTTCACATGGTAATGATTTGACAAGTCCATCGTACATAAAGAACTGACCATTACCCATCCAAACTGCAAAAGTATCAGTAGCTACTATTGAGTTTGCTGAAATAATACCACAATTAGAGCCAACTCTTTCAAAAGAATATACAAAAGGTAAGCCTACATAAGTTGAAGTATAAGCATCAATAGTTGAAAGTATAAGTATTTGACCTTTAGTTCTTATTGCTGTTATTACTTTCCCATTACCATTAAGATTAAAACTACCAGCTTGATTTGTGCCACCTGGTGTCCAATCTGTGTTATCTTCTAAGTCTGACCATTGTATTTTTTTCGGGTCACCACCAGCACCTAAAAGCATTAACGCTCTTTCTTCTGTAACAATTATACCTTGATTACTTGTTGGGCAATTAGCAATTTGTTGAGCAACAGTTCCGTTAATTAATTGCCACTCATAAACTTTTCCGTCTGTTGTGCTACAACCAACTAAATATTGCCCCCAATTATCTAAAGACCAAGTTGTGCAAGGTGTCCATATACCGTGGTCAGGTCTTTGTGTACCATAGTTACCTGTTCCATATATATAATTACCATAAGAAACATTTTCAACAGCGTCATCATTTCCTGTAGTAAATCCTGTTGGAGTTATGTCATATTGCTGACCTTCAATAGTATAATAATATAATTTACTAGAAGTGCCTACGCCTAATCTTCTGTTTCTATTGTTATCAGTCCAACTAACCATTTTTCTAGCTTTGCCTGTTACTGTAGAACTACCTAATTGAGTCCAACCTTTTACTGGTTGCATAGCATTATTATCCCAACGAACTAAATTACAATCATGCCAACGGCCTTTTGACTGCAATTCTGTTCCGTTCTTATAAACTCCACTTGGTATTTTTAATTCAACATAAGGCATTATTTTTTAACTCCAGTTTTAAGTTCGTAAGTTCTAAGAGTACCAAGTCCTAAAACTCCAAACAGTACAGGCATCATAACAGACATATCAGCTTGTGGTACATCAATATTAAATATAGCAAGAATAGGAGAAAAGAAGAAATTTAAACTAAAAGATAACACTAAAACCCAACAAAGAGTAGGTCTCCACATTGATTGAAATAAATTAGAACTTTTAGCATCTTGTAAATTAATTTGTGCTTGAGCCTTATCTATATCATTAATAGAAGCTACTAACTCAGATTCGACTTTAACTTTTAAATCTTTGTCTGGAATAAACTTATCTAATATTTTAGATACATTTCCTATTAAAGAGGTTGCTAATAAACTCATATTATTTTTTCACTATTTAAACATTTTTCAAAAGAATCTTTTGTAATATTTGGTTCATAAAAATGAGCTTCACTAATTTTAGTTGTAGGACCTGTAATTTCAGAAACATTTTTAAAAAGTATTCTTTGTTGTTTTATTGATGCTAAAGCAACAATATCAGTATCTTCTTTTGTAAGTTTTCTTTTTACTCTACCTACTGAAGTTGAAAAATTGTATCTAGGTTTACCACCTTTTGCTGATTGTTTATCTGTTGTGCTAGAAGATTTAACTTGAAGTCTTAAAGGTTTATTTAAAACATTAACTACAATGTCATAACCTTCAGCATCAACTAAAGAGGTATTATAACCAAGTTTTTCTAATTCAAAACAAACCATTAACTCTCCAACTCTGCCTAACTGCTTGTTGTTATTACCCAAACATTTTTCCAAACAAACCAACAACTGCGGCAGAAATACCACTTGCTGTTAAAAATATTCCTATAACAACTCCTTTTCCTGATTTCATTTGTCCTTCAAGAGTATCAAGTCTTGTGTTTAATCTCGTTACTTGTTTTTCAAGACTTTCAACTGCTTCTATTAATTTACCTTGTTCAAGTTCTGAAAGACCACTCATTTAACTGCTCTTTTTCTTCTTCTTGTGATTGCAGTCGTAATGCACATTGTTAAAATTCAAAGCTAAAATTTTTATTATTTTTTTAAATTTTTCAGGTAATATATTTGTAGGAACAAAACTACATATCAAAGATGATATTGTAACAATGCTTGTTAGTATTAATAATAATGTAGTCATAAGAACTCCTTTTAATTAAGTATAACTTCTTCCTCTGGTGGATATAAAGGTGCAGGTAAAGGTGGTAAAGTAGGATTAGGGTCATTAGGGTCAAAAACCCAATCTTCTAGTTCAATAATAAAACCTTCCCATAAAGCAATTTTTTCTGGGTCTGTTTCTTTACCTTTATCTTCTATTGCTAAAGCAAGTTGAAAATCTCTACCTGATTCTAATTCTTGTTTCATAAACTCTTGTTTTTGAACTAAAACTGGACCAGACATATCTTCTTTGTTTTCAACTACAGTCCAAACTCCATTAATTTTTTCATAAGTATCAGAAGCAAGTTGTTCATAAGGTAAAAGTGTCCACTCAAAATCGTTATTAAAATCTGCTGAACAATCTATTAGTTCCCAGTTATTATTAGGGTCTTCAGGATTTTCATTTAAAGCATCAATAATGTTTTCTTTTTCTTGTGGAACACCAACAGCTTCATCATTTTCAACTCTAATATAATAGATAGCATTTATATCTCTTAATTCACTCATTACAAATTCTCCGTGTTTGTAGTTGGATATGACCTAGTGTTACCTGGAAATAAAATTCTTACGACAGCTTTTGCGCCACTACCTGCTCCTGAACATGGGCCCCAACCATACCAAGCACCGCCACCAGCTCCACCACCGCCGTAATCAGTACCACTTCTACCACTTCCGGTATATTGATAGTCAACACCTAAGGCATCATCAGCGCCAGAGCCACCGCCACCGCCACCGAATCTATTTGTAGTAACACTTCCATTATAAACACCACCAGCTCCACTTGTACCTTCTCCATATCTACCAGTTCCACCTCCACCAGCACCAGAGCCAGCTCCACCACTTTGATAAGCTGGAACAGAAGCACCAGCACCTCCGCCTCCGCCAGAACCAGCATTACCAGATTGATTACTGCCGTTGTTCATACTACCACCATCACCAGAATAACCAGCCGCTCCAGCACCAGAGCCTAGATTTCCGTAAGCATTACCGCCATTTCTTTTAACATCACCTACGCCTTTACTGGCATCACCACCACTAGTTCCATTTTCCCCTGGCTGTGCGGCAACGATAAAATTACTAATACTACTTGTACCACTACTTGTACTAAATCCAGCCACATTTGCATAATGAGGTGCATTTATATACGAGTTCATGTGAAGATAATAAGTTGTTCCAGGAGTTACTGTGTAATTGTTTTTATAAGATAATGCTCCACCTTTACCGCCTGTGCCAGAAGTAACATTATTACAAACAGAGTAACCAGTTCCACCTTTACCTATAGCCATTATAGATATAGATGTAACTCCAGCAGGACAAGTCCAACCGACAGTACCGCTAGTTCCTGTATACTCATATTGACCAGGTTTTACATTTGAAAGATTAGTATAAGCTGTGGCTGTTCCAGCATCATTAGTTAATGTTACAGCACATCTTACATACTGTCCATCATCACTACCTGTTAAAGTATAAGAATTACTTGTTGCTGAACCTATATTAGAGAAAGAACCTCCTCCTCCTCTTTGCCATTGATAAGTGAAATCACCAGAAGTATTCCAAGCTCCGTCTGTAGTATATAGAATATTGTTGAAAGCATTAACTGGAGTTGAGAAACCCATACCAGAATGATTGCTACATTTTATCCATAAAGTTGCTGGAGCAGAATTAGCCACGATAATTTGAGTATAAGCACCAGCTTGACCTGGTGTTCCAGAACTTGACACGCCAGTAGTATAATTTGAACCATCTTCTGTTGTACTAAACACTAAAGGGTGGCTTGAATTACTTGCGTCTGATTGGTCAAATTTATATGTAAAACCTTGATATAGTTGCACATACAAACTATTTTGTCCGTTTGCATAAAACTTATTACCGCCAGAATTAACGACTGTTATTGTAAAAGTTTCATCTCTTGGTGTAAGAATTGGAATACTTACATTTTCAGGTTCAATAACTGCACCTGAAGCCAGAATCATGTTGTTGCCTAAACTCATTTTTATCTCCTAATTATGACATATCTTGAGCAGAAATAAATCCATACCAATTAGTTCCGCCATCAACTGTCATTAAAACAATTACATCATGATTTGAACTTGATAAAGCTGGTGCTTGACCACCTGCCCACTTAACAGCGGCGCCCCATGCAATAGTATATGATGAACCACCTATTTTTAAGACCATGCTGTAAGCATCTCCTGAAGCTGGTATATTGTTAATTGTTAATGTTGTTATGTTTTGTGTAGGTGTAAAAGAAAAAGCATTTCCTGTAGAACAATCTAAAGTTAATGTTCCTGTAGATTGTGTAACATTGCTACTTGTTTCTCTTGTACTTGTTGATTTTAAAATTGTAGCTGTAACTGTACTTGCTACAGAACCACCTATTGCTGTTCCGTCAATAGTTCCACCATTTAAGTCAACTGTAGTTACAGAACCTAAATCACTAACAGTAGCACCATTAAAATTAATTGTGCCTGTGCCTGTTAAATTTGTGGCTGTAATAGCCCCGGCTGTAGTTGCACCAATAGTTACTCCGTCAATCGTACCACCGTTTAAGTCAACTGTTGTTACAGTTCCTAAATTAGATATTGTGGACCCTGTTGCTGAAATGGTTGAATTATCTAGTGTAACTGTTCCGCTACCTACTAGAGTTCCACCTACACTTAAAGTTTTTCCTGAACCGACTTGCAGTCCAACTGAAGTTCCTGAACCAGCGGCGGCGAAAAGAGCATCAAGAGAATCTAAATCAGTATTGATTTTAGTTCCCCATGTGTCCGTAGAAGCACCGACTTCTGGCTTAGTCAGATTCAGATTTGTTGTTGTTGTATCTGCCATTGCATTTACTCCTTATAATTAGGCCGCTACTTTATAGACTTCAGTCCATGTTGTAGAAGCATTTGGTTCGTCAACCCATTTTAATCTTGCACTAAAGTTTGTAGATGATTGGGCTGATATATTTGAAACATCTATAAACACTATTCTATTGTATACAGTCGTAACCGTAGAAACTCCATTAATAGGATATGGGTTGCCACTAAATGTAACAGTTCCTATTACATTTAATGATGAAGTAGCTTGTGCAGGTATTATACCGCCACTTACTACTTGTCCTGTTAACGAAACAGTTGCTACAGCATTAACTGTTATTTGTGGTGATGCTACATATCCGCCAACAGCAGAGATAGTTGCGACAGCATTAACTGTAGCACTTGCATCTCTAATTGTTCCAGCAGAATAATTACCATAACCATATTCACCAGAAGAATAAGTGTCTACAGGGTGAGCCGCAGATAAACTTAAACTTGATGATGAAGTTGAAGATATTTGACCGCTATCGGTATATCCCCAAACTCCGTAAAGATTAGAACCGTAACCGCCTCTCCCATAACCTCTAAAGGCTCTATTTGTAAAGCTAGATGAAGCTGTTATTGTGCATGAAGCATCTGAGTAACCCCATTCGCCATACACATTGGAAGAATATCCACCTTGTCCATAATCTCTAGTTCCAGACATTTAATTCCTTATGTTAAATCAATATCTAAATCACCAGCGGGTACTCTAAACACATCACCAGTTGATATTGGTTTTTGTGTAGCTAAAGTTCCTACTGCATATAAATTACCACTTGTTGAAGCATCTAA